CCGAGAGTGTATCAACTCCCTCGGGAAATTCGCCAGTCTCATTGAAATTAATGAGCACGGGTGCGGAGAAACAACTGAAAGTCTTAGACATGTCGCAAACATCGACAGAAGATGCTTCAATTACAACAAAGAAAACCGAGTACCAGTCGAAGACAGGTTCAAAAAGCTCAAGGAGACGTTCTCGCCGAAAATTGTTGGCGAAGTCCACGAATATGCCTACCCTCCCGGTAGCATAGACATGGTCGAAAACGTCTCTAAGGCTAGCAACCGTCCAAGGCTACTTCCATTAGACTCGGGTACCCAGAAAGCGATTGAAAACGTAGCTAGAATTAGACGTGGTGGAGAGGAAAAGTTAAAACTCACCCACACCATTTCTGATTCTGACACGATAGCTCAACAAAGAGCTAAAGTGTTAATGGCTTCTTCATCTATTTCTGGTGATAAAAGTCCACAATATCCTTTGGACTCGATCTACAAAGACAATGCCGAGGCATTAGCAGATCCACATATCATTGACGCCGTCATAGGACGGGTGTGGCTTATGGCCCACACGTCCGTTGATACACTCAGATCACTGACCACCCGTCAGTGGATGGAGTGTGGTCTATCTTTTGGAGTGACACCATTTGTAAAGAATGAGCCACATCCGAAACGAAAGATCCTAGCTAAAACTTATAGGAATATATATCCCATGGGTTTACTGACAGTATTATCTGAAAAGGTAATGTACGGTGAAGCTAGTCACGTTGTCAAGTACCTGGAAGGAGGCACCGCTATTGGAATCCCATTCACTGACGAGGCAACAACTGACTTCTTAAAATTCATTCATAAGAAAGATAAGGAGTTGGTTGGTTGCAAACGAATAACCAGTGATATCGGAGGTTTTGATAGCGCTCACACCGAACAAACCCTCTTAATGACGGCTGAGATTGATGAACTAACGTTCGAAGTCGAAGGCGGCTCAGAAACGTTTTATAATTTTGATCGTTCCTGGGCCATTATGGTCTCCGTCATTCCAATGATTATTGGAGAGAGAGTTTTTGTGAATCTGGAGAAAGGTACGATGATTTCAGGTTCTGGTGACACTAGCAGAAGAAACACATTATTACGACAATTGTATGATGCTATTCTTGGTGCTGATTTCTGTGTTGCCAACGGTGATGACTGTTTCACCTGGACCAAAGATATAGATTTATATCTTCGGAAAGCAGAGGAAATAGGCCTCAACTTACGAGACGTGTCCATCAGCGAACAATTCTGTTCACACGACTATTCGACCGGTG